AAGTGTAAAGTTTATGTAGAAGTCCATCATCTGTAGATAACGGTTTACTTGTTGATTTATCAACGGTAGGTACTTCTTGATGATTTTAGATTTAACTCCACCATCCCTAAGTAATCCATACGAAAAATCGTAGTAACGTATGGTATCCTTCCTAGAAGATAGTTCGTCGTATGTAGTTGATAGTTTTTCCTTAAAGGTGGTTAACTTCTCATGCTCAGTATTTCTGTTTGCAAGTTGATCGGTAAGTTTTTGTACTTCCGATTCCAGATCTTGTTGCTGTCGTTGATATCCAGCGATCTTAGTATTGTTTTTAGAAATGCCATGCGTTAGTGTAGTAATCTCCTTCGATAGGTTAGTAAATTGATGCTCTCGCTCTTCCTCCTTTTTAATTGCCTCCTCTAGTTCTTTATAACCAGATTGCAACTCTTTTGCTTTATTTTGAGCATCGTCGATTTTATTTATTCTAAACTCCTCCTCGATGTGTTGAGTACAAGTAGGGCAAACCGTGTTCTCTGTGAAAAACTTATGCTCTTTGGTAATGGTAGATACCTTTTGAGATATTTTTCCTTTAAGATTTCCTAACTCACGAAGTTTTTTTGTAGCCCCCGTTAACACTTCTTGTTGTTGAGTAAGTCCATATACCTTATCATCAATATCTTCATTTTGAATTATTAAAACACAAATTTCATCACCTAAAGACCTCATCTTATTCTTATTATCTTCTATTCTTTTATTGCTTTGATTTTCCAGTTCCTCAATAAAATTTTCCTGCATCTTTACTTTTTCATTTAAAGATTCTTTTTTAAGACTAAGAACATTTAATTCTTCTTTAATAGAACGAGTCTTTTCTTTAAAGATATTATTCATTGAAGAAAAGATTTTAATATCTAAAAGATCTTCAATAACTTCTCTACGATTGGAAGCAGTCAATTGCATGAAAGGAACAAAAGCACTACTACCCAAAATAACAATTTGAGTAAATGACTTATAATTCATTTTAAGAACATTAAGTTCCAACCACTTCTGTTGATCATTCATAGAAGCAGATTGATCTAACAACTCACCATCTTTCCATATCTCAAATGTATTTGGTTTGATCCCTCTAGCAACTTTCCAACTTGTAGATCCTATAGAAAACTCAACTTCAGCTTTACAATCTTTTTCATTTACTGTATTAACTAACTGACCTTTGCTAATCTTACGAAAAGGTTTATTGAATAAAGTAAATGTCAATGCATCAAGCACTGTACTTTTTCCAGCACCATTCGTTCCTACTATTAAAGTAGTTTCACTCTTTGCAAGATTTATTTCAGTAAATTGATTTCCCGTTGATAAGAAATTCTTCCAACGAATTTTTTCAAATAATATCATGACCAATAATAGGTGGAATTACAATGTCATCGGAAGTAATAACTGTATAATTATACCCATGAGACTCACAGGTTTTGATCATCAGTCGATCCTCAACTTCCAAAATATTCATCTCAGGATAATCTTGTTCTTCTAACATCATAACATATCGTTCTGCATCATCTTCCTCTTCAAAAAGGTATAAAATTTGATCACCATTGTCATCTTCAACAGAATAAGCTCCTTCACGTTCTTTACCAGCAATAGTTAATATAAACATTATATCAACTCACATGCCTCTTGATAAACTTCATTCATCATTTTTTGAATGATTGATTTATCTAAATTAATTTCAGATTCTTCAATATATCTATTGAGTATAGACATCGTATCTTCTGATTCATAATCACCATTCTCTTTATCATACCATCCATTAAACTCAAAATTCTCAACAATTTTTAATTCTGCTACATTAGATGCATACAACTTATCAATAAATTTTTCAAACTTCTTACTATCACTTTTTTGACGCACTATTAATTTTACTATCTTATCTTCTAATTGACTTGCATTAAAAAGTTGATAATCCGTATCACTATAATAAACTTTATAAAAAAGACGATAAGGATTATTTACAGGAGTAGTTTCTAAAGTTTCTGTATCAAATAAATGAAATCCTCTCGTATCCTCATGATCATTCCAATAAATCTCATAAGGATTTCCCAAATAAGAAATGTTATCCTGAGTGGATCTAGTATGAAAATGTCCAGAAAAAACTTTAGTAAATTTTTCAAAAGGTTTTATATCAAAACCATGATCCATTACAACATGTTCATTTACTTTAAAACCTTGGAGTTCTAAATGTCCCATACAAACAGGAGAACTTGTCTTATTAATCATTGCTAGAGTCCTATCTTTATTCTCTTGATTAATCCAAGGAACAAGAAGAACACTTAAGTCACCTAAAGTTATAGGTTTAGTTTCTGAGTAAATTTTTATATTATCATACTCTTTCAATAAAAGATCTATTGCATTTATATCATTTGTATTCTTATAATATGCTGTATGATTCCCAACAATAGTATGGACAGTTATGCCCATCTCCTTTAATCTATCAAAATAATTTTTCTTTGCCCATGATAATGCAGCAAAATCTATTCCCTTACGGCTGTCAAAGGTATCTCCCATGTCAACAATAGTAGTGATTCCTTCTTTCTCTATAGTTGGAAAGAAAACATTCTCATAAAACTTTAAGAAATAGTCATGAAATAGTTTAGAATTTTTACGAGCACCAAAGTGCTGATCGGTAATTATTGCTATCTTCATGTTCTGTCTACTACTAAATTACCTGATAGAGTTATACGAGTATCGTTATATCTATGTTTAGGAACATGATGCATGAGATATGCAGGGAAGGCAACAAAGGTTCCTTCTTTAGGTCTAATCCTTTTCCCACTATCAGTAAAAACAAGAGGAGGATAATACCACTTTGACTTTACAAAATATGCAAAACTAAAATCATTAGGTTTATGGCAATGAGATTGGGCATAATCACCCTTATTATAAACATTTGCCCAAAAATTTCCAACTTTTAACATATCTCTTTCACCACCTGACCTAGCACCTGGTTTATAATACTTCTCAATCTCTTCTGTTATATAAGCTTTTAAATTCCTAAAGGTATTATTCTCTGATTCCCAATTCCAGTCAGTATGAATAGATGCTTTAACATTACTATGATTCTGTGGAATAGGATTACAAACTTTTAATAAAGACAAAACCTCACTCTTTACCTTATCAGCAAATTGGTATTTACCTTTAATAATATCTGCTTTGTGTTTAACAGAAATTACTTCCATCAATTACGTAACTTAGAGTGTACGGCATCCTTGATAGAATTATACTCTGCATAGTTGGATCCGTCAATCTGGTTATTATCATCAAACACTTCTGAATATCCAGACTTCTCAAGTATTTTATTTTTAATTTCTAACTGACGTTTCTCTCTTTGTATTCTGCGGAGAAATGCATAATGTATAATCTGCGTAAAGTATGCAAAAGGATTACGGGATTTCTCAGGATTAAAGTTATGTATGTACTGAACACAATTTTCGATTCCATCAGATATCATATCCTCCTTGAACATATAGTTAACAAAGTTTGGTTTGAATGATAAATGATTAGCGATCTTTAAAAAACACTCCCCAATATATCTGGGTATCACTGGTTTGGGTTTATCTTGCAGTCGAGCAATCTCAACATCTTCACGATATCTTATCAAAGCAGCGAGAAACTCTTTATTATTCACATAGTGCTCAGACCTTTTTCTTTTTGCCATAGGTTTAATTATTGCCATGAGTTATTATCACTACTATGTAGATATTATAACATTTAAATTATGACTTGACAAGTTCTAATTATCCTATTAGACTAACTCTGTTAGGGTTGAAGGGTAGGATCTAGCTTTTAGTATTATTATTTTTATTTTTATATATTTTCTCTAGAATTTCTTTCGCATCTTTTACATTAGCAACATATCCCATTTTTTTAGAAATTTTAGTTTCGGGAGTTTTATCATCTTCAGAATCTCTAAGATATCTTTGATACATCATTATCATTTCTACGTCATTAGATTCTGATAGTGTAAGAACATTATCCAAATTAATAATAAACATATCTTCTTTACTTGTTTTTAACCAAGGTTCTACTTTATATCCAACAATTCCATGTTTTCCTTTTATTTCACCGATAATAATAGGGTGATGAACTATTAACATTGTCCTATCTCTTTCTTCAGAGGCAGCCACTTTAGCAAATATCTCTTCACCTGAATTAAGTTTTATTGTAGCATAAAAATCGTCTTCTATTCCCATTGGTTTATTCCTTTTTTAATTTTATAGTTATTATTTCATAATTAAAATTTTCTTCGTTGTAGATTTTAATTCTTTCAATGAAATGATTGAGGGTGTAGTTTCTCTTAGAATTCTTAGTGCAATCATCAGCTATATCATATAAGATTGCTTTTACTTTGTTTGCTCCTTTTCTAAGAACTCGTCCAATACTTTGCAGGTTGCGAATGCGTGATTTACTTGGAGAAGCAAAGATAACATTATGGAGGTTCTTAATATTGATACCAGTTGAGAATGTACCATAGGAGGCAACAATAATGGCGTTGTTTTCAGTTTCAGTAATTTCCCTTACTTGTTCTCTTTCTTCAGCATCGACACCACCATGAACAAAGAATAATTTTCTATCATCTTGCTTATTTTTATTTATTAAATCGTAAAGTACTTTACCATGTGCTTCTACTCTACTGTAAAGTATTAACGTATTTCCTTTTAAATCTAATGTAAGATTTTTAATAAAAGAATTTCTTTGTTCATGTGATATTAAATATTCTATTTCATCATTATAAGTTTCAAATTTCTGAGGAGAATGTTTAAGAACTAAACATTGAATATCTAACTGAGAAAGATGTCCTTGCTTCATCAATTCATCAGTTTTTGTTACTTTATAGGAAGGTCCAAATAATCCCTCTAAGACCCATTTATGAGTCTGTGTTCCATCTAATGTACCAGTAAATCCAAATCTATACTTAGCATGTTCAAGTTTTGTCATTATAGATACTAGTGACTTACTTTTAAACAAGTGAGCTTCATCTCCAATGACTACATCATAATCCTTAAAGAACGATTTTTCCATTCTAAAAACCGATTGCCATGTAGTAATCGTTACAGGATCCTCATTTGTTTTTTCCTTGCCCGAATATATACGATGACAGTATGACTCAGCATCCCAACCATAATCCAAAAAGTCCTTATACATCTGCTCTACGAGGGATGTCGTTGGAACAACTAAGAGAATTTTTTGCCCTTTATCTACGTAATATCTTACGAGAGAATAAATCATTAAAGATTTGCCTGAGGCAGTGGGTGATATCAATAGCTTTCGGTTATGTCTTAATGCATCGTATACTCCCTCTACTTGATATTTACGTGGAGGATGAGAACAAATAGAATGCATATAATCCTTTACACCTTCATATGATATTCCTTCATTTACTTCAAAAGGAATACCATAATAATCATTATCTTTAAACTTAAATGTATAATCATGCTTTGCACAAAAATCAATAATCTTTGATAGAAGACCTACATAGATCCTCTTAGATCTCATATCAAATAAATGTATCTCACCATTCCAATTTCTATTTCTATATTGAGGCATGAACTTTGCACCCTCCACCTCAAAGGTAAAGTGGTCTCTTAACTCATACTCAATATGAGGTTCTGAATCAATTTTTAAAAATACTTCGTTGGCCTTAGATATAACAACATTGGCCGTAGTGTCAATCACCTATACCCATGCATCTATGGGTATTTATGAAGTTATGTCAAGCTTCTTTATGCTATATCCTTTTGTTGATTTTTGTTTTCCTCTCATAACGTCATATACATTTCTTCTATGAACATTATTTTCTTCACACCATCTAACTAAATTATTAATTTTATAACTATGTTTTGTTTTTATATTTGTTATAAGATAGGCATTTTTTGCACAAATATCCCTACTATAAAGCATATTATTTTTATGAGTAGTCCATTCTAAATTATTAACATTGTTATTGGATCTATCTCTATCTTTATGATGAACATCTGATAAATTATTAGGATTTGGAATAAGACACTCTGCTATAAACCTATGCCCAATAATACCAATATGGATTCCATTTACTGAAAGAAAATATAATTTATAACCTAAATGGTGTTTTTGAGGTTTTAATTTATGAAAAGGTTTAGATTTTCTTTTATTACTAAATATATCTCCTTCTTCAGATGCAAAATAATTTTTATATAATGGATGTTCTTTCACAATTAACCTAACCCCGAATTGAAACGCATAAACTCAATTGCATTCTTAATCTGAAATGTTCTGTTCTGTATCACCTTAAGAATGCTTTCAAGGTATACTAACATTGTATCATAATAATCTATCTTCAATGAACAAGTAGATAATTTCTCATCCGCATCCAAATACTTGGTCATTGTATCTTTATCCCTTATCTTCTTTCCAAAGGGATTTTCTACGTATACTTGTGGGTCTGCTTTCCCACTAAAATACTCATACCGTTCATGACGGATGTTTTTTCTTTGTTGTTCTGCTTTCTTTCTCAGTAGAAAGATTGTATTATATAATTCAAAATACTTTGCATGTAGAGAGGGGATGTTTAATGACTCCTCATGTAAATTATCACGATCCATTTTAGAATCTTTTTCCCACATCTCTTGAAGTGTTTCAAGAGTTACGCTCATATCATAAAGGTTTAT